GAAATCTACATAACCATTTTCTAAATAAAAAATATATTTTTCCTCAAAAATGTTTGATAAAGCATCAGATATTTTTGTTATTTTTTGAGTTTTAAAATCTCCTTGCTCACGAACATAGATATAAAGAGCTTTTTTATTAAATACATCTATGTGTTCTCTTTTTCTAAAAAGTTCTAATATTGCATCTGCTACTTTAGCATCATTAGATTTTGGAAAAAAACTATAAAGGTTTAAGTTAATATAATCAACAAAGTCATCTATAAAATTAGATAGTTGCTCATTATTAGGTAATTTAGAATCTATATTATATGAATATTCTATAGACTGAGATAGGTCATCTATAGAGGAAGTATTAACTTTAGTATTATAATTTTTGGTATTATAGTTAATTAACCATCTTTTAACAATAGTACCAAAATAGGAATATGCTTTAGGAGGAGTTAAAAGTTTTAATTCTTTTTTACAATCTTCATCTACTAAATTTAAATATTCTTTTATAAAATCTTTAATTTGTTGTTGTGATATTTTATCAGAATTATTAGTGTATTTTAAAAATGATCCTGGTGGGTATAATGGATATTGGGAGGATATTTTTTTATTTTGGGTAAATTCTTCTTTTGAGAGAAGAGGGAGAGGGACATTCTCCTCTGAGATAGGAGGGGTTTTTAAATAATTTTCATAAGATGTATTTTGATACTTAATATTAATTATTTTATTAAGTCTATCATCTATACTTTTACTATGATGATATAAGTGAATTTTTCCTAAAAGAAAAACAATTATCTCATGCTGTAAATGTTCCAAATCTTCAACTTCAGTGTTATAAAATTTAAAAGTATGGATTATATTTTGAGTTAATTTAAAGAAGGGATAGTGAATTTCTTTTGAATATATTTTACTTCGTTGGTGTGGACTTTCAGTTTTATTGTATAACAATATAGCATCTTCAGTCTCTTGAGTAAAATAGTTTCTATTAGTTTTTTTTGAGGTGCGTGTCATAAACTAGATTATTTTTCAAGATTTTTTATCTTAAATTCATTTAATATTTCTTGAATATTTTTAATTTCCTCAAAAAAGAACCCAATCTCATCATCTGATTTGAATGAGCCCTTATGATCAATCTCTTTTAATTTTTTATCTACAAATTCTATGATTTGGGAAATTTTATCTAAATAACGGAGATATCCTACAAGAATATCTTCTTGTTTTTCGTTTTTTCTAAGAAGGTTAATGGTTGTAAATCCTAAGACTACAACCAAAACACCTAAAATAGATATGGCAACTATCATATTTTATCTAATAAACTTTTTAAACTATCACTCCCTACGGTCTTTAAAGCTTTATCTTTAGTAGGAGTTTTTTTATTATTTTTATCTAATGTAAAATTTTTCTTTTCACTAGGCACGGACTTTTCTTCCCCTCTTAACTTAGGTAACCATTCCCGTTCAAATTCAATTCGAGCAGCCATTAAATCTGCTTGATGAAGGATAAAGGGTAATGAAGTTCTTGGTTTTTGTTCAGGCATAAATGAAAATAAATATTTCTTATTTCCTTCATCATATAAACCATCATGGGTTTGGATAGCTACCATTTCATTAAAGGTATACTGTATTCCATGTGATTGGAGAAGGTATAATCCTCTATCTGGGACTGAAGCGAAGGGGACTTTGGAATTGAACATATAATCTTCTCCTAACTTATCACGCCTCCATTGATCATTCTGAGGGATGTATGATTCATTGGATTCATCACCAATTTTACCTAAATCATGATTTAAAGCAGAAAATACTAATTCCTCTAGTGTAAATGTAGACATATCACAACCCTCTTCTTCCCATAACTTAGATTGTTTTATGGCACATCTTATAACTCTTAAGACATGTTCAACATATCCGCCTGGGAATGCGTTGTGGTATTCTTTTTTATGAGCCGCAGGCATTAAGATGATTCTATCTTGGTATTGGTTGTAAAACTCTATTAGTTTTTCTTTTCGAGGAGATGAAATATAGGTCTCTATATAAGATATCAACTCATTCCAGTTGTCTTGGATTTGATTGGGGGTTAATGTCATAACTTAATTTTTTAATTAATTTTCTCGCTCAATTATAGATTGAAGATCTTCTGTTAATTCTTTAATTTCAAGAACAATGTTTTGACTATTTTCAAAATTCTTATAGGATAACTCCATTCTTAACCTATTAATTTTATTTAATATACTTTCTATTCTTCTTATAGATAATTCTTTGTTTCTCATTTTATTTATGTTATTTATTAACTTATGAAATAAAGTTATAAAAAATTCTTAAGGGGATCAAGTATTTTTAAAAATCTTTTTAATTGAAAGGAGAAGAGAGCATTTCTCAAACTCCTCTAAAGCCTCAAAATATGAAATTGTTAAATCACAAGCCTTAATAACTTCATCTTCATCATAAAAACTCACACTTTCAACCCAATCTGAATCTTCCTGATTAAAATCCTTAATCCAATACCATGCCCTGTTATACATTATAAACTCCCCAGCATTACCAATATCGATTTTATTATGCCCATCAAACATGTTAGATAATTGCTTTCTAAATAAAGTCCCGTTAATTATTAGTTTAATGAACATTCCCATTTTATATCGGGGGGTATCTCTCCATTCTTCAATCTCCTCCTCCATTTTGGATACTTCATCTTTCTTGCTGTATAAACTCCTATAAAATTTTTCTAAATCCATTTTATTAATCTTAGTTTAAAGAATTGATTTCACGCTCTAAAGAACTGATTTCTTGCTCTAATTCTAATAATTTGCTTTTAAGATCCTCATATATCTTAATAGGATTTACAAAATCAGGATTTGCAGGATGATATACCCAAATTTCCTCTAAAAGGGAAGAATAGTTTATATAAGAAAGCTTGGCTTTCTCTATATCTTTTTTTATTTTATCGATATTCATAATAATATTTTTTCCTATTAAAATTACCCCACAACCCCCACCCCCTACCTCAATACATATATACTAATATAATTGTCCATTATAAATATTTCTTTCCTATTTTCCTTACTATGTCCTCCGCCTCTTGAATACTTACCATGAAAAACTCCCTATCTTTTGATATTCTACAATCCTCCAAAAACTTATGTATTTCCTTTTCAGCAGCCTCAGCATTAAAACACTTAAAAGCAAACTCAACAATAAACTCAGTAGGAACCCCTGTTCCCCGAGATAATTGTTTAGCTCTAACATCCGGATTTTTTTGAGTGGAACCAATTTTAAGTTGATTAGGGATTGAGGGATTTGACAAAACATATACCCATGAATCTCCATCCCCCTCTCTATTTGAATAGAGATCCAACTTTCGTCCAGTGTAGTAAGTTACTTCCTCCCACCCATCGGAGCCTGGGTATTGGGGGTCTTGGGATGGGGTAAGGGTAAAGTATTTTGGGGGGTTTGAAGCAAAGTCTTCCTTTAGAGGAATATAATTTTGGGCTTCATTGGGATCTATTCGTTTGATTGGGATACTCATGGGCTAATATTTTATAAGTTTTAGAATCTGGTTTGGGTGGACATAAGTTTATACCAGGGCAATCCATTATGGTCTCTTAGGGCTGCTTTCCATTGGTCCTTAGTATATTGGATTCCATAAATGTAATACTCGGCTTTGGATTCATCACCCTCGGGGATTAGAGCGGGTCCATCCCAACAATGTAATTTTCCATTAAATGTAATTGCTTTGGTTCCATCTGGTTTAATTAGTCTACGGTACATTGATTTTTCTGACATATTGATTTGTTTTTATTTGTTTTCGTATTTGGTTTTATATTCTTCTTCTGTGAGCTCCATGGCATCATATACTCTTACCATGATATCCTTTACGTTTCTTTTTTTAACATATTTAATAAATAGAATAGCACATGTTAGCATAATTCCCAAGGATAAGAAATCGAATCTGATGTAACCCATAATTGTAAGGATTAGCTCAATAATACCCAATGATAACAATACTGTGAGAGTGTTGTCAATGATGACAAGTTCTTTTTCGAGTCTCTCGATTTTTTCTTTATTTGACATGACCTTTATTTTTTAATTATACTGTAATATACAAAAGATCTTTAGTAAAGCCAAGTATTTTTTAAAATATAAGTATATACTTTGTCTATGGATAAAAATTTTTTAAGATTCTCTTTTTGCGAGGTTTTGGTTTTTTAACCCTTTGGCTATTTCTAAATTTGGGGTTATATTTGGGGAGTAATATATAGGTATATAATGGTCGATGTGGGAGGGTTGTATGAGCACTGAAAGTATATCTAAGTACCCCACCCCACCACCCCACGCATATATTGATACCAACGCGCGCGGGGATATATAACATATTAGTACCATATACGCACGTACCACCCCAAATAGTAATACGTACGTACGGAATAAGATCTACGAGAGTTAAAAATTAACTACACATCTAATGTGTTACCTAACTCAACATCAGTGAATTTAATTTTAGCAGTAGTTTTGTTATCCAACATATCAAATGAATATAACATCAATCCTACATT